ATCTGGATAAAATGGTTGGATATGAGTTGGAAATAGTCAGATTTGGTTAGAAGATGATGATTAACTGCACTAAAACCATCTAACAGAGAAATTAGCTCAGCTAGCTGAAGATGAGTTGGATTTAACTCTACAATCCATCCCGCCTCAATAATATTCAGCTGATCTGCGAAAACTAACTCAAAATATGGATTAAGATTAAGTAACTCTGCTGTGACTGCATCTGTTAGACTAAAAGAATCTGTTACTTCAAGTCTATATTCAAGAACAATTATAGAGTTATCAGTTAAACTAATCGACTCTTCAAATGAAGTTCCATAAAACATGAAGCCTTCAAATGAATCAGAGAGACTTAACGTATCAGATATTGAAAGTGTTAGATCAGGTGAAGAACCTGAAGCTAAGTCATAAGCAAAAGAATCAGAAAGGCTAAACGAATCTTCAAAAGAGAATAAATAACTTAAAACATTTCCATTTTCATCTGTGAGAGTAAAAGATTCCCCAAAACTAAGCAAAGAACCATATAAAAATAACTGATCCTCTATGAAGGAGAGGGTGTCAGAGAAGTCAGTCAGGTAATGGAATTGAATTGAAGTTTCATCTGAAACCGTAAATGTATCAGATTGCTCAATTAAATAATGAAATTGGAGTAGAATTTCATCAGTTAAAGAAATTGAATTATCTAACGAAATTAGATAACTAAATAGTAGTTCCGTAGCATCTAAAAAATTATTTATATCGTCTGAAGGAGTAATTCCATAGCCATAAGCAACCTGTATTTCATCAGCTAAAGTATTAAAATTATCAGAAGATTCTTGAAGTATTCCTAAAGCAATTTGACTCTCATCACTTAAACTCAGGGTATCTTCAAAAGTTGCAAAAATAACCATCTCTTTTGCAAAATCATCAGAGAGTGAAATTGTATCACTTGGAGATTGTGTTAAAAGAAATACTAAATTTGCACTAAATTCTACCCAGGGATTATTTGCTGCTGTAGTAGATGTATCTTCTGGTAAATCCGTACCCGAATCATCTCCATAGCTCTCTGTAATATTTCTACTTGTTCCAGTAGCTGAACGGAAACCAACTTCAATAACTAAATAATCACCTTTAGTTGCTGATTGGGTAGTTAATGAAATTGAAGCACTTTCGGCAGCGTCTTCAAATTTTGCATTTGTAAGGGATGTAGCAAATTCATGTCCAGCCGTAGCAGAATCAGATGCAGTTTGTGCAAGTAGAACTGCCCTATCAGTTCCATCAGGTTGAATAATTTTTATTGCTATTGCAGGAGTCGCATTTGCACCTGCATTACTTTCTTGACCCCTTATTTGCCCTTTAACTGTTCCTGAGATAGATTGTGCTTCTAAAGGTCCATAAACCCAACGAAACATCGCACGCGCTGTAGGATTAGTTGTTCCAGTTGCTTCCGTTTTGGAAGTCATGGTGGAACTAATTTTAGTTGTAACACCCTTTAATGTTAAAGGATTTATTTGGGCGCCAAAATTCCATGTGGACGGAGTTACATCTGCCGTCCCGCTAGATGGAAAATATACTCTAGTTGCCATAAAAAATTAGGGACGAGCCTTTAGACCCGTCCCTATCAAGTTCCCATGCACGCCAGAACAAACCTACTCAGGAGAAACTTCTGCTACTCCTGCTTTCTTAGCTGTTAGGATCATATTGTAGTTCTCTTCTTTGTAATCTGCAATATAAAATCCAAAGCTATGTAGAAGTTCAGTCAAAGATTGTTTTGTAAAGCCATTTGGATGAACGTCATATGGCGAAGTTTGTCCCCCATACAAAACATTCATCACGTCCTTATTCTGGATTCCTTCAACTAGTTTCTGAGCGGCCCAAAGAATATTTGGAAGAACTAAACGAAGTTCCCCGTCGTCCTTCAAAATTCTGAGCCATTCAGCTAGAACATTCGCATGTTCTCCACGATTGAAATGCTCCAAAACATGACTTGAAAAAACAATATCAAATTCTTTATTTTCAAATGGAAGGTTTCTAACGTCACAGCGATAGTCAGGATTCCACCGTTCATCAATATCTACTCGAACTGGAACACCTTCAGGAAATTCCCGATATTGTGGTCCACACCCAATATCAATTATCTTTTTGTGCCCATTTGATATACCGAATTGTCGTAGAGGTTTTGAGTAAGGTGGGAGACTATATGTTCGCCCTGTACTAACATCAACATGATCAGCAAGGACAGAAGCGTCACAATAAATCTTGTAGTCAGTCTCTTTTCTAACGCGATGAAGAAAGTAGAGATCCTCGGTCCACATCTCAGCATTGTTAACTCCATCTAGAAAACTGTCTTTATCAATAGTTTTAAACCAAGGTGGTTCTAGTTTTTTAAAGATTTCTGTCCTTATAAACGTACAATCCATTCCAAGTCCGCTAACTTCAAAGAATTCACCAACTTTCCAATCCCAATAGCTGCCTTCACCGTTTTCTCTGAAAACAAGTGGCGCAGGGGGATCGGTTTTGCTACAATAAACTCCTCCAACAACTCCACAATCAGGTGTATTCTCCATCCTAAAAATGAATTGTCTAAGAGTATGTGGAGGATTTATTGTATCATCGCCAATAAACCAGAGATACTTACAATTTGATTTGATTGCCTCTTCAACAATCATGTTTCTTGCTTCGGCTACCGGCTTATTTCTAATAACACTAAAAACAGTATTATAGTTTATAGGTGGATTGATACTTTTAAAAGCAAAAGCCCAATCAAGACTAACATTTCTACCAAGGGTCGGAACCCCAATCATAAGTCCAGGCATTTTATCCTTTCATGAAAGTGTAATTGTATTTTCTAAATTTTCAATCCATTCACGTCCATCCCAAGCATTATGAATAACAATTGTTCCATTTTCTTCCTTGAGTATTTTTGGATTACATTGACAGAAAAAGGAGTTTGTTGTATCATGATCATAAAGATCATCTAAAGGCTCGACATGAATAATATCAACCATTAAGCTGAAATTGTGTAGCTAATCGAAAGAGTGTTCGATGTCGTCTTGTTAATCGTGGCGAAAGTTGCACGAGCAAGAAGTGTTCCACCAGAACTAGACTGGAACAATCCTACTTCACCAAGAGTTGTATTGGCTTGGTTAGTTGCATAAGATGCTTCTGCTCTCCAAGATGGAGGATTAGAAGTCAAATTGCTGGTTGTAAATGAATTGATAGCAACTCTAACAGTTTCATTTACCAACGCAGTATCACTTGTTGCTGGAGCAGTTGTACTCGTACCAACTGCCATATGGCTAATATTTTGAGCTGTTGCATGATCTGTAGATTCGAGTTGCTGAAGAACCCATCTACGACCAACTGTAACAACCGTATTGTCATTACTAACTTCCTGAACTACTTTACCATTCAAGTCTCGAACCTGAAGAACAAAGCATCCACGAAGTCTAACGATGTCCTGAACTTGTCCCTGTTCCATTCTCTTATTTTCCTTTAGCGAAATAAAGCTCACCTATAGCTTCTTCATAAGTTTGTAGTGGTACTCCTTTAGTGCATTTTATAACTGTATTGTGAAACTGGGTAGGTTCACAGGAAACTTGTATATCTTTAAATCCAGCCGACAGAAGTTTATCTGTCACTTCTGGAGTGTGCATAGCAGATAAATGGGTGTCTGTCGGTGATAACTGACGACCATATATTGTTGCTTCCCAAATATCTCTCATACCTACTTTATTGTCTAACCAATTCTGTAGACACTTAGAAAATTCTGGGTAAGCTAAAACGAATAAACCATCTTCCTTTAAAATTCGATGAACTTCATCAAAAAAGGGTAGATGAAAGATTTTCTGAATGTGTTCGATTGTATGTATGCAAATAACTTCTTCAATAGACTTATCTTCCCAAGGAAGTTTTTGCCGAATATCACAGATAAAATCTGGTTCAAGAGCCTTATCAATATCGACATTAACGTAACCTGGATATTTTGTATTACCACAGCCGAAGTTAAGTTTCATTGGCTACAACCTCAACCCCAATCTGTTTAAGGTACTCAATTGCACGATCTTCTCGCTCTTTATTATCCTTCTTCTGTTGAGCAAACATTGGGTTTCTTGATTCTTCAAAAGTCTTCCAATACTTGACATTCTCAGGAGTTAAGATATCACTTCCGAGGATATGTGCAGTTTCTATTGTTGGATCAACATAGATTTTGAGGTCTGGGAGCTGTTCCTTAGCCTTCCTACAGAAGTAAACATCTTCTGTATGGGTTGGTCCAGTTATAAAGTAAGGAGGGCGAACCTCTTTTAGAACACTCACTTTAATAAGTACACAACTAAAACCAATAGCATCACATTCTACCAGACCGTCTACTACATTCTCTTTGTAGTCTTGGTAAAAGTGGCAACCTTTATTGGCAAAATTAAAAATCATCGGCTCAAAAGGATAACCGCGAATCAATGTGACTCCAGCAACTATATCCTTATCATGCTTCTTCATTTTTGTGTAACAATCAAATGGAACTAGAACATCATCATCTATAAACATTAGATAATCACATTCCATTTCCATCGCTGCTTTAGCACAAAAATTCCGCATATTGTCTATTGACATCCTTCGAGGATTGCAAAGAATAAAATTATCTTGCGGATGTTCTTTACCTAAGCGATACCAAAATTGCAGATGATTTGCATATGCAAGTTGATCCATCATTGTGAGGTTGTTTATTCCAACTAAAGTTTTCATAGTTCAAAATGCCCCATGTCCCGTTTCTTCCAATCGCCTCCCCAAATCAAACCTAATTCCTTCCCAATCTTACCCAGAGTTTGCCATAAAGCTGATTGAGGGGACCAATTCTTAGTTGCCAATAATTCAACAGGACAGATATCAATTGCCATTCCATCTTGATGTTTTGAATGTTTCACCCACGAAACACCATTTTTAACATTTATTGCTTGTTCAGTTGCAGTTCGTCTTGTATTGATAACCCTAATTGGAATTCCACTTGCTTCACATTTTGATAT